AAAAATCATTGTTGTTCCTTTGCTGAAATTGAAATAATAAATTAAATCTTAACCCTAATTAATTAAAATTAAGCACTCATTTTGGGTGCTTTTTTTATATCCTATATTTAGCTAAATTGTTGTTAATCAATAGAAATAAATTAAAAAGAGGGTTTAAAGTTAGCTTTCTATACCCTCACACACGTTTTAAGCTACCTAAGAAGCGATTTAAGGCACTTTTAACACTTCATTGGTATATACCCCCATCGAGAAAATTATCGTTCGTTAGAAAGGCTTATTTTGGGGTACTCTGCGTGTTTTGTAATTAGCTGAGTATATTAACCCACTCTCTCCACAGATAACACTTTCCAACTGCCACACTTGTTTTGTTGAATTATGATTTGTAACTTTATATACAGATGCCGAAAAAAAAGAAAAAAGTAGAAGTACCTGTATTTAGGAAAGACCAATGGAGATGTGCCTCATGGTGCATGGACAATGGTATAAAGATATACCACCTGCCAAAAAGATATACCGATGATGGGTACTATGTAGAAGTATTTTCAAATGGCAAAACTGCAAGAAGCGTAAAGTACGATTCTATAGAAGAAGCTGATTACAAAATCTGGGAACTATATTGCCACATATACGACAAGAATAATAAATAACCTCCATATGCCACATTGGCATCAATATATATATAGTTATTTTTTTACAATGTATATTACATGATATACAATACTACTTTATATACTACTATACAAATGTATATTCCATTAGTACTACTATATAATGTAACATTATATATATATACCTATATATATTATTCTGCCATATAGGCACGTGGAGTATCAAAAGATACAATTTATGTTAATTCAGTTATTATTTATATGAACAAACAGATACAATTAGAAGTTCCAAGTACACTTAACGATATTACTCTTGAGCAGTATCAAAAGTACATAAAGGTATCAGAAAGTAATGAAGATGCTGAGGACTTTGTAAATAAGAAGTTAATTGAAATATTCTGTAATGTATCTCTGCAAGATGTAGAACGCATACCACTTGTAGAGGTAGAAAAGGTAACATCTATTTTAGGCAAAGCATTTGAAGAAAAGCCAAGTTTAATTCGGCAGTTCAAACTATTAGATGTTGAGATGGGATTTATCCCAAAGTTAGATGAAATATCACTTGGAGAATACATAGACTTAGAGAATAGTATTTCTGATTGGCAACAAATGCACAAAGCGATGTCAGTGCTTTTTAGACCAGTCAATTTCAAATCTAAGGATAAGTATACCATTGCTCCCTACTCTCCAAATGAGGATATCCAACATCTGATGAAACAGATGCCAATGGATGTTGTAATGGGGGCGATGGTTTTTTTTTACGATTTAGGCAGGGAGTTGTCGATGGCTACCCTGAGTTATATGGAACAGGAGATGCAGAAGAGTCCACAGACCTCTCAGCTCAAGGAAATTTTAGCTCAAAATGGGGTTGGTATCAGTCAATTTACGGACTTGCTAAAGGAGATGTCCTTAAATTCGATGAGGTTACCTCACAAGGACTTTTCAAGTGTTTAAACTATTTAGTGTTCGAAAAGGAGAAAAATCAGTTAGAAGCTCAAATGATTAAAAACGCATACAAGAAATAATGAAGATATACTACAGTCTTATTGATAACATCTACAATTATCTTATTGGCAACAATAGTATCAATACTGTTACCTTTGGCGATTTATTGGAAGTGGACTTATCAAAGCAAACGATATTCCCACTTGCCCATGTAAATGTAAATGAAGTTACCTTTGATGAATTCAAGATGACTTTCTCGCTAAATGTGATTGTAATGGATATTGTTGATGAAGATAAAGATGATAAACAAGATAAAGCTAAACCTCATCTCGGTTTGGATAATAAGCATGATATTCTCAATTCGATGCTTAGTGTTATTAATGGATTACAAAGTTCTCTTCGTAGAGGTGGTATGGAGACCAATGATTTTGAGCTTAACGAAACTTCAACTGCTACTCTGTTTGAGGATAGGTTCGAGAATCTGCTCACTGGTTGGTCAATGGTTATCAATATAGAAGTGCCTAATAATGATATGGCACTCATTAACGCTGATGGTAGTTCATGTCTATAAGTAAAATTAAATATCGGAATACAGAAGCATATATGTTTGGTTTCGCTAAGAGACTGAGAAAACTCATGCAGATTGAAATCGGCAGAAATAGAACAAGGAAATACAAAAGTGGTAATGTTTCAGCTCCTATAGATTCATCTGGCAAACTAAGACAAAGCCTACAAGTTGCTTTTACCAAAGTAAGATTGAATAAGGCAATAAATAGTGGTCAATTTTCTTTAGCTATAAAAGGAAATAGCTATGGGGAGAAGATAGATGAGGGTGGTGTAGTGAAAGCTAATGTAAAAGATATAGTTGATTGGATTAAAAGAAAGCCAGTAAAACTAAAAGATGCCAGAGGTAGATTCACTAAGGTTAGTGATTATAAGATTCAATCTATCGCAAACAATATTGCGAGAAGTATATCTGGAAATACTGGTAGCGGAATAAAACCTACTAACTTTATTGGTGATGCCATAGAAATAGCTATGCAAAGAATAAATTCTATAGCAGAACCAGTGGAGAAAGATATCCACTTAAATTTAGACGAGATATTCAAAAGAGCAGGGTATACAAAAAAAGGAGACGAATATATTATTGAATAATTATGGCAACATCAACAGGCGAAGTAGAAAAAATAAATGTTAGGAGTCCGTATTATCTGACAGTAGATTCAGCTACTACTCCCCCTGAGTACAACCCCCCTGCAACAATAACCCAACCATTAGAATGTGGAGGGCAAATAAATATAGGGGAGGATGTAGGAACAAGAATCTATGAGGTAGATGTAAGCAATAGAAGCGGCACGTTTACTATAAATTTTACTATCAATATTCCTATAAAAATAACATATCAACTTACAGAGGATTCATCTCCCACAGTTGTAGGATACAAGGGAAATAATGAATATGAGGGTGAATTGTTGAAAGCAGGTGTACCTGCATCGGAATTAACTGGACTTAGTAGCGGAGAAGCTCAAGGTGGTATTCCAGTTACAAGAAGTACAGATTCGGCATCTACACTTACAATAACAGTAGAAGCTCCTTTAGCGACAGATGATTATCAGTTGTTAATGAGTTGCCCAGACGAAACACAAGTAGAAACACCTTCAGTTGGAACTCCTGCAAACAATACATTAGATACTGGAACTTACACATTGTTAATGAGATTACCATTTCAATATATTGATACTGTAAGTAGTTCTTTTACAATGGAGATATATGTTAATGGTGAGCTTATAGAAACGCTTCCTCAAGCAGTCTTAAATGTTTCGGCAGGTTCTACAAAATTAATAGTATTTAGCACTCAAACTGGATATAACTACACAGGAGGAGGTTCAGTAATAACTGTATCAAATGAAGAATTATTAGCAGACCAGTATAACAGTATAGGAATTAAGTTTATTACTGGAGGTACTAATAGCCAAGTAACTCTGAATAAAATTGGTTATGAGATAACAGGTTTATTCCAAAATCCAAATTCAGGACAATTAGAATGGGCAAACCCAAGAGCTTACTCAGATTATAATTTCTATGGGTATGGAAGTCGTGATAATGTTCCGAGTATGCCCGTACCAAGAATTACAGCAGAATCATACTATCAACAAATATTTAGAGACCAAACGCAAAGGGTTATATATTTTAATCCTTCTGATTACGAAGATAACATACTACAAGTAAAACAAGGACAACATGGAACATCTGTAATTGGAGGTGAGACTGTAGAAAACATCTTTACTCAAAGTTACAATGCATGGTCTTTTTGATAAAATATAAATAAATGGCAACAATATCTCAAGCAGAATTAAAAATATATATCTACAGTGGTATAGCAGGAAATAAACCAACAACTCCTCAGTACACACTAACTAAAGATAAACTTGCATCTGAAGATATTATTGTATTCGAGGTTGCCGAATTAGTAAAGGACTACATTGATGTTTACTTTAATGGTGACTACGATACTATAACTCAGACAGCATGGGTAGACTTTGATATTACAAGAACATATGATGATGATTCTACAGACACCCTAACAAAAAGAGCTATAGCTTTTCTTGGGTATGGTGAATTTGAGGATGGTATAAATCCAACCTTAAGTACATCTTTTTTGGCATCAAACACATATTTTTATATAGATTGTGGAGAAAGAGCATATATACCAGTTTATGTATCTACAGATGGTACATATAAAGTAGAATACTTCAAAGGTAACACCTCATTGATTGCTTATAAGATAGGTGGGTCAGTTACAGATATATCTATAGACTCAAGAGATATTAAAATAGATAACACTACAGATAATTACAGAATTAGTCAAGTATCTATAAGGACAGCAGATTCCACTTTATTTCAAGAGCAAAAGGAAATACCACCTGAATCTGATAAGGTAATTGTAACAAGTCCTAATGGAACTACCGAAACAAGATATATAAGATGTTTAAAGGAATGCAAACACACTCCATTTAAAGTGTCATTTATGAATAAGTTTGGAGTGATTCAAGACCTATGGTTCTTTAAACGTAGAGACGATTCGTTTGAAGCTGAGAAAGAAGATTACAAGAGGTCAATTCTCGATATAGGCTCTTCTTCTGTATCTTATTCTTTATATGACCATTCAAAACAAATACTCGATGTAAGGGCAACTGAAACCTTAAGAATGAATACTGGGTTTATAAGCGAAGACCATAACGAAGTTATAAAGCAGCTCATGGTGACTGAGAAATGTTGGATTCACCAAGATTCTACAATAGTACCTGTAGTTCCAGTAACTACATCATTCCAAGAGAAAAAAGAAGTAAACGAAAAACTAATAAACTTTACAGTTGAATTTAGCATAGCTAACAACTATATACAAGATATTAGATGATAAACATCCAATTATATATAGAGCAAACGGATGGTCAAAAGGATTATTCGAGAGTAGATTTATTCGATACAGAATCTATGACGTTGATATCTTCTATACAAGATGTTAAGGATGTCTCTAAGATATTTGCCGATTACTCAAGAACTTTTGATATACCTGCTAACAGCACAAATAATAAACTATTTAAACACTTCTACAATCCTGACGTAGATGGGTATAATGGTTCTACTAAGAAGTTAGCTAAGATATATCTTAACCATCAGCCATTCAGAGAGGGTTATGTTTATCTCAAGGGAGTCAAAATGAAAAATAACAAGGCTTCGAGATATACTATTATATTCTATGGTGGACTTATTACCCTTAAAGATTTAATGAGAGATGACAAACTAAATTCTCTTACAGGATTTTTAGCTACTAACCTTTCTTCCCACACATACGATGTATCTACTGTAAAGACTGGTTTTACCGATGGACTATACAGCAATTCAATCATATACCCACTTATAACATCTGAGAAAAGATTGTATTATGATTCCGCTACATCTTCACCTAATTACGATGGCAATCTATATCATAATACCTCATCGCCAGATGCCGATAGAGGTTTAGCTTATACAGACCTTAAACCTGCTATAAAGGTTACTGACTTAATTGATGCGATAGAGAGTAAGTATAACTTATCCTTTACAGGATTTTTTGATACTACTCCAGTATCTAATTTATATATGTGGCTATCAAGAGAAAGTGGTGAGATAATAGATTATAAGATTGATTCTGATGAGGAGCAGACTTTAATCATGACAGGACTTACTACAACATCTACAGATGATTACTTTACTGTGACAGATGATAGATGGGTATTTACTCAAGAAGAGGTTAGGGTTTTTAATATAGGAAGACATTATAGCGAATTTAATGTAACTATTCAGTCTGGTTCTTTTGATACTATAACCTTAAGAGTAATAGATGAAATAACTGGAGAGGTGGTATCTGAACTTACTGAGTCAGGAACAGCAGGAAGGACTATAACTTTAAAGAATGGATATGGTAAGCAATACTCGCCAACAGTACAAAGCCTACCTCAAGATTTTAAAATAAGGTTTGAAATACAAACTACAGGAGGTCAAGCCTCTATTACATCGAATATTAAGTTAAGAAAAAAGACTAATAAGACCTTTTTCGATATAGAAACTTACACTCCATTCGGAGGCTCTACATCTAATACTATTGGCACTCTATCCATTGAAGACCACTTCCCAGATATGAAGACTATAGATTTTCTTACTGGATTATTTAGGATGTTTAATCTAACAGCCTATGTGGAAGACCCACTTGAGGCAACTCCCATTATAGAGGTAAAAGCTCTTGATGATTACTATGCTGATGCTATAAATAACATGAGTGGAGGTACTATAGACATAACGGACTATGTAGATGTAGAGGCACATAATGTAGACCTTGCCAGACCATTCTCTTCTATATCTTTTGAGTATGAAGAGACTGATATAGTTCTGATGAACCAACATGAGTCATCCCATAATAAAATATTCGGTAACGCTAAATATGATGGTAGAAGAGACTATAACTTTATCGGCAGAGAACATGAAGTAAAGTTGCCATTCTCCCATTTTAAATACGAAAGGCTTTTTGATGTAGGGCAAACCTTTACATCGAGAAACGCTAATTTAACCTATATACAATGGGGGTATTCAGCAGGAGGTGATTTTGAACATAAAGATTCTACCACAGAGAAAAACACTCCTACAGGGAATTACAGTCCTGAGAAGGTAAAACCATTATTGTTTTATGGTATACAACAAACAATTAGTGATAGTAAGGGTATAAATTGGATTTCAGATACACCCTCAAGTAATATAACACAATATTGGAGACCCTCTAATTCAAATGAAGAAGGAACATCTACTGTAGCACCTTCTCACAATATAAACTTTGATAGTGAGTTTGATGAATGGCAACTTATAGATTATAAGGATTATGATGCCGATGGTGATGTAACAGACAATTCATTATTCGCTACATACTATGAAAAATATATAATATCATTGTACAGTGATAAGAAAAGAATATTTAAGTACAAATGCTTTTTACCTGCTAAGATACTTACAAGATATAAATTGAATGACCAGATTAAGATACAAGATAGGGTGTTCCGTATTAATTCTATAAAGACAAATCTTAGCACTGGACAAACTGAACTTGAACTGTTAAATTTAGTAGCTGATTTAGATGTTATAATATGATAAAGAATATTATAGATTTACTGAATATAAATGACTGGTATGGGGTATCTGAGAATATCGATATTGCTAAGGGTAAGTATAGAGCTGTAAGAAACTGGAATGAGCTTAAGAAACAATTAAAAAGACAATACTATGGCAAGTAAGAAGATAATGGTGGATATCATGGTGGTGGATAAAAACGCTACCAGAACCATAAATAACACATCAAAGGCTGTAGACGGATTAGCTAAATCAACACAAGTACTTCAAGGCAGAACTTCAAAGAATAGGGCTGAGTCTGGATTGAATAATGCTATATTATTAGAGACTTCAAGACTTGCTTCGGATGCCAGTTTTGGTCTTAGAGGTATGGCTAACAACTTGGGTCAGTTAGTTAGTTTATTCCAGATTTCAGCTAAAAACTCTGGAGGTTTGATACAATCTTTTAGAGATATAGGCAGAAGCCTTATGGGTGTCGGTGGTATAATGGTTGGTATTCAATTACTAATATCCTTTCTACCTAAAATAGCCGATTCATTTAAGAAATCTAAAAAGGAAGCATCTGAATTTGCAGGTGCTTTTGACAGATTAAGAGATTCTGTAGGCAATACAGCAGGTGATTTTGAAATATACATAAAGACTTTACAATCATCTACAAAGAGTTCTGAAGAGAAAGAAGATGCTATATTTAACTTAAATAAAGAATTCCCTGAATACATCGAAAACTTAAATGATGCAGGTTTATCTTTAGATGATGTAGCAAATAAAACTGATGATGCTGTATTAGCTACAAATGACTTTAGACAAAGTATATTAGATTTAGCGGTGGCTCAAGCAGCACAAGAGAAAATAAGAGAAATACAATCAGAAAAAATAGAACTTCTTCAAAAAAGAGATGAGAAAGCAAGAGAATTAGGTTTTAAAAATGCTACAGAGGCATTACAAGAATTTAACAAATTAGAGGAAGATAGAGCCGAAGGAATTATTGCGTTAACTGGCACAGTAAATACTACGCTAAATGAAGATGTAATTAATCCCTCTAAAGCTATATTTGAATTCGGTAAAGCGAGATTAACTCAAATAGAAGAACAGACTAATGCTTTACTTGAATTTGTAGATGTTCAGAGACAAGAAACTAAGGAAAGGAAGAAAAATACAAAAGTAAGAGAGGAACAAAGAAAATACGATATGCTCGAAATAGAAAATTTCGATGCACAGATAAGGTCTATTCGTCAATTAGGAATGATTAGAGAGTTCTTTTTCAATAAGAATCTTAAATTCATAACCGATGAAAGTGTCCATAGATTGTCAGCAATAGAATTAGAAGAGGATATAGCTTTAGCCTCTATAGAAGCTCTTGGATTAGCTGAAGGACTTACTCAACAAGCAAGGACAGAAGTAACTGACTACTTTGCTAAAGAAAGGGTAAAAGCAGAGAAAGATGCATTGTTTGAGCTTGGTGAAGCGATTGTTTTAGCCGCAGGTGAATCCTCAACTGTAGGAAAGGCTTCGGCTTTAGCTATGGCTACTGTGAATACTTATCAAGGAATTACTAAGGCATTAGCGGAAATCAAACCCCCATTTAGTTTTGTAGTTGCAGCGACAACTGCCCTGAAAGGATTTGCAGCAGTTAAAAATATATTATCAACAAAACTTCCTTATGGAAGAGAACCATCTGGAGTAGGAGGAGCTACAGGAGGAACTAACATACAAGCACCTGACTTCAATGTAGTAGGAGCATCAGAAACATCACAACTTGGTCAAGCGGTAGCCAGAACACAAAAAGAATCAAAAGTTAATTTAGTATGGGATGACCTACAAAACTTTAATGATACAGCAGAATCAACAACTAACGTAGCAGTAATATGAGAATAATAGAATTACTAATAGACGAAGATGCTTTACTATCTGGAATAGAAGCTATATCTATTGTCGATAAACCTGCAATAGAAGAAAACTTCATTGCACTTAAAGAGCAAACAAAAGTTAAACTTGCAGAGATAGACAAAGAGAAACGTATTCTCATGGGAGCAGCACTTGTTCCCAACAAGAATATATATCGAACAGATGGTGATGATGAGTACTACATTTACTTCTCAGAGGATACTGTAAGAAAAGCAAGTGAGTTATTCCTTATGAGGGGTAAGCAAAACAAATCTACATTAGAGCATGAGGCTGAACTTAATGGGTTAAGTGTTGTAGAAAGTTGGATTATAGAAGATGAAGTCCATGACAAGAGCAGGAAGTATGACCTTGATATGCCTGTGGGAACTTGGATGGTTTCTATGAAGGTAAACAATGAAGAGGTATGGGAAAACTATGTTAAGACTGGTCTTGTAAAAGGATTCTCTATAGAGGGATACTTTACAGATAAAATAGAAATGTCTAAGATAGATGAGTTAGATGAGAATTCTGCCAAAGAAATACTATTCGAAGTTCAAGACTTTATTGAATCTAAGAAGTACGATTTAAAGACATATAATGACTATCCAAAGTCTGTAGTAAATAATGCTAAGAATGTATTGGAATATGTAGATAAAAATGGTTGGGGTTCTTGCGGAACTGCTGTAGGGAAACGTAGAGCGTCTCAATTAGCCTCCAGAAGCAATTTAACAGTGTCTACCATTAAAAGAATGTACTCCTTCCTCTCTCGCCATAAAGGCGATTTAAAGGCATCTAAAAGCTATTCTGACGGATGTGGCAAACTTATGTATGATGCATGGGGTGGTTTATCGGCACTCTCTTGGAGTAGAAGTAAGCTAAGAAGCATTGGAGAGATTAAGATGGCATCAATGGTTATAGATGATGAATATGCTGTTATAGATGATAGATTAGCATTCTCAACTATAGAAATGGCAGAACAAGCTGCTAAAGACTTAGGATGTGAAGGTTATCATGAGCATGAACTCGATGGTAAGACTTGGTATATGCCATGTGAATTCCATAAGAAAGAGGAGATGGCTGAGGTAGATAGTAAGGGCAATGTAAAGAGTAGTCCTAAAGCTCCTAAGTCAGACACTCCTAATAAGAATCCTAAAGGCAAAGGAACTGCTAAAGGAGATGCATCTGGCAAAAGAGGTGCTAAAGTCTCTGCAAAAGACAGAGCAACATTAAAGAAAAAATCTGATGAATTCAATAAAAAATATAAAACTAAATTGGGTTATGGTGTTAGCACCAGTGTTCTCGCTTCTGTTTATCAGCGTGGTCTGGGAGCTTATAATACATCTCATAGCCCTAAAGTTCGTTCAGCTTCTCAGTGGGGTTTTGCTCGTGTTAATGCCTTTCTCTACTTAGTAAAGAATGGTAGACCACAAAATCCAAAGTACACTACAGATTATGACTTACTACCAAAGAAACACCCAAAATCAAGTAAGGCATGATGCGAAGAAGAAGGAGACCTATAAGAAGAAAGTTTACATACAGTAGAACTTCACCAAGAAACGACAGAAGAGCTTGTCTATGTCCAGATGGTACATACTCAAGAGAATGCTGTGATGGTAGTTTACAAGCTCAGGGAATAGGAAGTGTAACTGATTCTTCTCCTGCTGTAAGCGAAGGATTTACAGCCTACCATATAACTAACTGTGATGATGGGCGTCATAAAAACGCACACTATCATGGTAGTTTAAATGTTGGCACTACATATTATATGACCCTGCAAAATGGTCAAGAAGGATGTTACACTGTAGATAGAGAAAGAAATTTTGAGGGTTTAGAAATTATAACTTCAGTAGGTATACCTTTTGACGATTGTGCTGAATGTACAGCATTGAATTCACAAGTATTAGACCCAGAGGGAGACCCTGCACCAGAATGTACTGATAGAGTATTAGTTATTCAGATATGTAATGATAATTCTGTAACAGATGATAATTTCGATATATATCTAAATGGTACAAAAATAGGAGATGCAAATTTAAATGCTGATGCTCAAATAGGTTCTTTATTCATTGCTTCATCAAACACTGATTTAACAATTACAGACCCAGATTTTGTTTGTGAATTAGATGATATGGTTGTCCATCGATTTAACCCTGACTTGTTATATAGTGGAACTAACACTCTATACTTAAAGAATACTCAAGATAATGGTTCAGCAAATGCTTTCACTGTTGGAGTTAGGAACTACGAGGTTAGTGGTAATAATCTAATTAATGCTTGTAATATAAAAGATATGAGCTTTAATGGTGGGTTTGGAGATAATTTCTTTAGAAGTTTTTCATATACTCAGTGCTGCCCATAAATGAAAATCTAACACTATTTCCGATGTATATTATTTAATTATAAATAAATATACAATGGAGAGTACTAAAGCAACAACAATTTTGAACGACATTCTTCAAAAGTTGTCTTTGCTTACTAAGGAAGATGAGCTTGCTCAAGACATCATGGAAGAAGAGGTCAAAGAGGAAGTAGTCGCTGCTGAAAGTAACGAAGATGTTATTGAAGAAGTAAAAGAAGAGTTAAACGAGGAATCTACTGAAGTAGAAGAAGTAGAAGCTCAAGAAGAATCTACAGACTTAATGGAAGGATATGTCACTGAAGAAAACTTCAAGGCAACTATCTCTTCTATGAAGGCTGAACTTGATGCTCTTAAGGAAGCTGTAAAAGGTGAACTACAAGAGTATAAAAGTCAAAAAGAAGAGCTATCTAAGCAATTAGAAAAGCTATCTGAAGAACCTGCTGCCGAACCTATTAAGCACAGTCCAGAGGCAGAGACTAAAGGAAAATTGGACATTAACCTAAGAAACTCTAACAGACCATTAAGTACTATGGACAGAGTTTTAAGTAGAATAAATTCATAAATATTTAATAACCAAAATTAATTAAAATGGCTGGAGGAGAAAGTTTAAATACCCCAATCACCACTACATATGCAGGGGAATTTGCAGGAAAGTATATTTCTGCTGCACTACTTAGTGGTTCTACATTAGCTAACAATCTGATTACGATTAAGCCTAATGTAAAGTACAAAGAAGTTCTCAAGAAAGTTGCAACTGGTGACATTGTCGCTAATGCAGATTGTGACTTCTCAGAATCTTCAGGAGTTCTTACACTAACAGAAAGAATTCTACAACCTGAAGAATTTCAAGTAAACTTGGAAGTATGTAAGAAAGATTTCGTATCTGACTGGGAAGCAGTTCAGATGGGATATTCTGCTTACAGTGACTTACCACCAAGTTTCTCTGATTTCTTAATTGCTCATGTAGCTGACAAAGTAGCTCAAAAAGTAGAGCAGACTATCTGGAATGGTACTAATGCTACAGCAGGTGAATTCGATGGATTCCTTACTACATTAGGAGCAGATAGTGATGTAAATGATGTTACTACTTCTGAAACATCTGTAGATGCTACTAACGTAATTCAAGAGCTTGGAGCTACTGTAGATTTAATTCCATCTACTGTATATGGAAAAGAAGATTTAGCTATCTATGTTGCTTCTAACGTATATAGAGCTTATGTAAGAGCTTTAGGTGGATTTGCATCTCAAATTGGAGCTGCGGGTACTGACAACAAAGGTACTCAATGGTTCAACGGAGGAGCATTAACATTTGATGGCATTAACGTAGAACTTGCAAAAGGATTGCCAAGTAACAAAATGGTTGCTGCTGAGAAATCTAACCTATACTTTGGTACTGGTCTACTATCTGACCACAACGAAGTTAAGGTTATTGACATGGCGGATATCGATGGGTCTCAAAACGTAAGAATCGTTATGAGATATACAGCAGGTATCCAACATGGTATTGGAGGAGATATCGTTCTTTACTCTATTTAATAATTATATTAACTAAGAAACAGGGTGGGTAAGCCAAGAGCCTACCTGCCCTTTTTCATTTAAACCTTATAGATATGAGTTGTGATTTAACTGGAGGAAGACTAAAACCTTGTAAGGATGCTGTAGGAGGTATAAGAAAGATTCACTTTGTAGACTTTGGAGATTTAGGGACAGTAACTCTAACTGATGACGAAGTTACTAATGCTACTGGAACTTCAGGAGACCTAACCTACCACACCTATGATGTAAAAGGCAACTCTTCCTTAGAAACAAATATTCAATCTTCTCTTGAGAATGGTACTACATTCTTTGAGCAAGTATTGAATGTTACACTCCATAAACTAACTAAAGAAGATAATAAAGAGCTTAAATTAATGGCTTTTGGCAGACCTCATGTGTTTGTTGAGACTTTTGATAGAAAAGTTATTTTAGTTGGTAATGAGCATGGAGCTGAAGTAACTGGAGGCACTGCTGTTACTGGAACTGCAATGGGAGACCTTCAAGGATACACCTTGACTCTTACTGCAAATGAGATTACTATGCCTAACTTTGTAAACGTATCTGCTGCATTTACAGCAGGAACGTCTGATGACTTCTTGTCAGAGTTAGCAGGACTTGATGGAACTGTAGCTGCATCTGACCAAAGAGCACCATAATATTAGTATATATTATTGTGATAATAAAGGAGGGCTTTATGCCCTCTTTTTTATTTATATAAAACAAATTGCTATATTTATGTTACTTTAGTATGGAGATTTTAACTACTTCAACAGGTGACCAAACCCTAAAGTTTATACCAAGAGCTGATGCAAGTTCCCCTACTTTATCTTTATATGATAAAACAACAAGAACTACCTCTTCTGTTACAGTAACAAAGACCACTGTACAGGATTATATGGTGCTTACAGGAGCTTTCTCACTCAAGGAGGGTAATCACTATACCTTTAGGGTAAAAGATGGCTCTACGGAGATATATAGAGGTTTAATCTTTTGTACTGACCAAAGCAATCTTGATAGATACTTTGCCAATAATGGTGAGTATGTGCAAGAGGACAGTTACGATAATGATTTTGTAATAATATAATGAGTAAGAATAAATCAATTAAGATGGCAAGAAATAGAGCCAATAGTAATCCAATAGCTAAAAAGGTAGAGCAATCTATCCATGTGATAAGTTTATCATCTTATAGTAGACCAGAGGTAAATGAAACCTCAAGAAATGATTGGGTTGAGTATGGAGATGAAAATGATTACTTTGAATATCTCATAGATAGATATAATGGTTCTCCTACAAATAACGCTGCTATCAATGGTATATCTGAAATGATATATGGTAAAGGTCTTGATGCTACAGATAGTAAAGATAAGCCTTCAGAGTATAGTCAAATGAAGGAATTATTTAGAAAAGACTGCATGAAGAAAATATGCTATGACTTTAAAATGATGGGTCAAGCTGCTCTTCAAATTATTTACACTAAGGATAGAAGTAAGATAGCTCAAGTAGAGCATATGCCGATAGAAACTCTTAGAGCTGAAAAGGCATCAGACAATGGAGATATCAAAGCATATTACTATTCTCCAGATTGGTCTAAGGTAAAACCTAAAGACAATCCAAAGAGAATACCTGCTTTCGGCACTTCTAATCAAAGTATTGAGATATTATATATCAGACCCTATAGAGCAGGATTTTATTATTACTCACCTGTAGATTATCAAGGAGGTTTGCAATATGCAGAGCTTGAAGAAGAGATAGCTAACTATCACATAAATAATATTCAGAATGGTCTTGCACCATCGAAGCTTATAAACTTCAACAATGGAGTGCCAGATAAGGAGCAGAGAGATGAGATAGAAAGAGCTATATACAATAAATTTAGTGGTAGTTCCAATGCAGGTAAGTTCATACTTGCCTTTAACGATAGCAAAGATTTAGCTGCTACTATAGAACCAGTTCAACTTACAGATGCTCATCAGCAATATCAGTTTTTATCTGATGAGTCCATGAAAAAAGTCATGGTATCCCATAGGATTGTATCTCCAATGCTTGTTGGTATAAAAGACCAAACAGGACTTGGAAACAACGCAGAAGAGCTTCAAACAGCTTCTATCCTCATGGACAATACTGTTATCAGACCAATGCAAGTTACTATACTTGATGAATTAGAAAGAATATTAGAATACAACAATATAGATTTAGATATCTACTTTAAGACACTACAGCCTCTTGAATTTACTGATTTGACAAATGCCATAACCGAATCAGAGATAGAGAAAGAAACTGGTGTTAAAAAGGATATAGAAGAAGTTGTAGAAGAAAAGGTTGAACAGGAAATAACAGAAGACTAATGGCAACAGCACTAT